CAAGTTTATCTAGCGGATGGAGAACGAATAGGACAATTAGTGTTAAATAAAATTGAACAAATAGAATGGAACCCAGTATTAGCATTAGCTGATACTACAAGAGGGTCTGGAGGATTTGGATCAACAGGAAAACAATAAATTATGTTTGGAGTAACAGAAAATACACTTTGGGTTGAATCATTTAGACCCAATACATTAGATGGATATATTGGTAATGAGCATATTATTGATAAAGTTAAAATATTCATTGAGAATGGTGATGTTCCGCATTTATTATTTTATGGTGGAGCAGGTACAGGTAAAACTACATTAGCAAAAATTATTGCAAATAATGTAGACGCTGACTTAATGTACATTAATGCATCTGATGAAAACTCAGTAGATGCAGTAAGAGATAAAATAAAAAGATATGCATCTACAGTAGGATTTAAAAGATGGAAAATTGTTATATTAGATGAAGCTGATTATTTAACTCCAAATGCCCAAGCAGCATTAAGAAACTTAATGGAGACATATAGTAAAACTACTAGATTTATATTGACATGTAATTATGTTGAAAAGATTATAGATCCGATACAAAGTAGATGTCAAACATTTGGAATAACACCTCCAGGTAAGCCTGATGTAGCTAAAAGATTAGTTAATGTGTTAAACGAAAAAGAAGTTGAATATGATATCAAAGATGTTGCAGCAATTATTAATTCTTCATATCCTGATATTCGTAGAGCAATTAATAGTGCACAAAGTCATGTAGTCAAAGGCAAATTAGTATTAGACAAAAATAGTGTAGTACAAGCTAATTATATGACAGAATTACTAAATATTTTAAAAAATATTAAAGATAAAAAAGAATCTTTTAAACAAATAAGACAAATTATTGCAGATAGTAAAGTAAAAGACTTTACACCATTATATACATTTTTATATGATAATTTAGATGAATTTGCTACAGGAACGATAGCACCATGTATATTAATTATAGCAGAAGCTCAATATACCGATTCGCATGTAGTTGATAAAGAAATTAATATAATGTCAATGTTTGTTAAACTAATGAATGAATTATAATGAATACACAACCAAATATCAAAGCATCTGATTTAAAACCAATGACCTGCACTGAATGTGGAGGAATGTATTTTAGGCAAGTAATGGCAATTAATAAAGTATCTAGATTTTTAACAGGTCAAGACAAAGACACTGTTTATCCAGTTCCTGTATTTAGATGTGATGATTGTGGTTTTGTTCCAGAAGAATTTCAACCGGAGGTAGCATAATGGGAGCTCCGTATATAAAAGGTCCTGTTGTTTTAGTATTTAAAACTTCTAATAGATCAAATGCTAAAACTAAAATGAAAGTATATAAAAACAAAAATGTAGATCATGTTAATGAAAAGAAATTGCCTGGAGTTCCAGAAAAAGCTGTTTTTTTAGAATTAGCAGTAGGAGATCATTTTGTAGAAACATATAAACAAAAATATAACTTATGACAAAGAAACCTGCAACTATTTTCGATTTTATTAATGGTATGACTCATGAAAAGAAGGAATGGTCTAAATATACAGAAACAGATCATAAAAAGTTCTCTCCTTTCATAGTTAATAGATGGTTATCAATGAGAATGGAACTAATTGAAATAATCAATCAGTTACAGAAGTATACAATCGGGTTATTAACACCTAGGGATACTTATCGTCTCTATCACGGCCTTCTACCTGCCCAGAGAACCTTTGCTAAGTACATAAAAGGAAAAAAGGAAGATAAGTACGACAAACAGTTAGTTTCACAAATTGCAGACCACTATCTAGTAAGTCAAACAGAGGCCATTGATTATATCGATCTAATGCCAAAAGATAGTTGCAGCTCTTTGTTATCAATGTATGGATACACACAAAAAGAGATAAAAACAATGTTGAAAGGTAAAAAATGACATTCGAATCAACAAATACAGAATCTGTAAATACCCAATATCACTATGTTGGAAAATCTAGCTTATACAAGTTTGCAGAAGAATGGGGTCTAAATTCATATGAATTTGATATTATTAAACGT